CTATATTAAGGGCATTAAGCTCCTTTTGGAAGATAGATATAAAGCGCTTATGCAGAGTTGAACGCAAACTATCAGGACAGAGTCCTAATAGATCGCGCAGATTATCGCCACGGTTCCATAAGTTAACTGTTGAACGCTCCTCTTCAGTGTTAATAACACCTGTTGAGCGCTTACGACCGTAAAGAAGACCCATATTAATATAACCTACACGACGAAAGGTGCCTTTATTCACGTAAAGACAACCTTTTCGTATAGAGTTATACTGATAAGGATCAACAACTTCAAAATTAAGCGAATTAATCTGTCCAAAGGTTCGACTGCAAAAAGTCTTACCAATGGATTCTTGTAGACCTGTGACTCTGCCTACACCCTGCCATGCTGCATAACCCCTTTTGTCCGTTCTAAATAAGCAATCATCACCATTAATAAGCATGTCATACATAGCAAAGGGGTTACAACTACCTTTACTATGCTCTATAGACATACGAGTAATTGAAGCGTTAATCAAACATAAGATAGGAAAACTAACAATACTGCCCATTAACTGGCCAATTTGTTGTTTATAAACCTTTTGATCTAATGGATTTCTCCAAGTATGATTAACAAGTAGATCAATAAATAATCTACTATAAAGCTCCCTCTTCTCAAAGAAGAAATACTCGCTGATTGCCTCACAAGCGGCTACTGAAGCCCAAGAATAAACTTGGTTAGTAGCATCCTTAAAATCCGCTGAAACATAAAACTCGTTATTGCGTAAAGGCAATTGAAATGTCTCATTAAGAACATTCTCAGTAGCCATCTCTCCAATTAACCTGAAAGCCGGAAACTTACGTAGCGTACGCCACATAAATTTTTGGACAGGTTGAAGAAGAAAAGACGCAAAAGGACAACCCTTGGATATAACACGAGCTTTTAATGCTTCAGAAAGACCAACCAACTCCACCCGGTTGTCAAACTTGTGATCAAATACTCGAAGCTCAATCGACTCCCTAAACTTCTTAAAATTTTCCTGAAGTTTATCATCGTCAACAAAAAGGGGCCTATCCTCGCGAGAGAATTCGGCCTGATCTGAGAACAATCGAATATTACAATACGGACACTCATCACTATCAAGATAATGAGAACAATATGATTGCTGAGACGAACACGAAACATCGATAGAATCGCTAAATTGTGTCATCTTAGCATCAAAGAAGGCCCCCATACAACCACCAGCACTACGTTTAGTAGTACAGGAGGCTGCTGTGGACGGAAAATGAGGTTTATCAAGATCCTCCTGACTAAGGAAGGTCCCAAAAAACACTTCTCTAATTGTTCTCTTTATCTCGATTATAACGAGATCTTTCGTACACCATTCACCAAAAATATCATCAAACCCCTCTTCTCGAGGTTCAATAAATAGGTGCTGTGCAGTCTTATCTACAGCCTTC